TTGTATCTCCACCTTGTTATATATTTTATCACATTACCCTCTGCAAAGTTCATCTGATTGTCATGTATATAATCAAATGGCTCTATATCAAAGTGATAATGTTGTGGGTCTATATCGTTAGCTTTTTTGTATGCTTCTGTAAAACTATACTTTTTATTTTCCATTCTTTCCTCTACGTTCCACTTTTTCATTTGTTTATATTCTCCCCAAGATAAATTTGAGTAGTTCTTCTTGTAATCTCTCCACTCTCCTTCTGTAAAATCATAAGGAGCTTTTGGGTTTATCCATCCTGCTGCCATTATTCTAAATCCTCCAATGTTGTTGATATAAATATAGGTGTTTTTTCTCCATACCATGCTCCAACAGAGTTATAGTCAAACCATTCTATTGCCATTTCTTCAGCCGCTTCTCTATTTTCACAATCAGGGTCATCCATAAAATTGTCAGTTAGTATTTCAACACACTTTCTTGCATCGTATATAGCAATCGGACCTTTATATTGCTGGTATCCTAATCCTACAAAAGCATCTTCGTACTCATCATAGAGCATAACTTCTTCCTCAAAAGATTGTAAATATGTATCTAATTTATCTTTTAATGTTTTCTTTTTAGCCTTTGCCATTTTCTCTACTCTTTCGTAACTTATCTTTAATCTTTTGCTGTCTCTCTACACTTTTCGGTGTAAACTCTGACTTTTTTCTGTATGTCTTAATTATATCATCTTTTTCAATAGACTTTTTAAATCTTCGTAATAATTTTTCAAAAGTTTCATTTTTCTTTGCTGTTACTTTCATAATTTATAATCTTCCTTTACTGCCCACGATGGCTTACATACTTCCATGTCTACACCAAGTGGGATATTCAATGTATTTTCTTTCATTAGTTCTTTAATTTTAGGTGCTACCTCATCCAATTCCGACTTATGTATCTCACATATAACTTCATCGTGCACTTGAAGTAGTAGATTACTCTTCTTATCTTTTAGGTAATCATGTATTTCTACTATTCTTTCACTCATAATATCAGCACTTGTCCCCTGAATCAAGTAATTTACACCTCTATATGCATAATCTTTCGGAACTTTGTATATTCTCCCATACTTATTTCTAACCCACCCCTTAGTTTCAATAGTCTTAACTACAGAGTTAAAAAATTCTTTTGACCCTTTCATATTCTCTAGATAAGTTTTCTTGTATCTAAAAGCTTCATTAGCACTTGTATTTAATTGCATTGCCAGCTTATCTTTACCGATACCATATATAACTCCAAAAGTAATTGACTTAGCTAATTGTCTATAGAACTTAAATTCAGGATTATCCTCATCCATATTAAAAGCTATCTTAGCTGCTTCTCCATGAAAGTCTACATCATCTTGTTTCATTAATTCATTCATCTCAGGGTTATCGACATAGTACATAAATACTCTAACTTCCATCTGAGAGTAATCATAAGCCATCAAAGTATAATCTTTTCTTGGCACGAATAGATGTCTTATAGCAACCTGTGTTTTATCTTTAACATCAAACTTGTCCCCACCTAAGAAACTCCATGTATCTATAACATCATCTGTAAGTGTTACTGTAGAATCCCCACCTTTACTTGATACAAGTGCAGATATCCTACCCTTAACTTCATCACGCTGTTCTTCATTCAACTCTCTATCTGCAACGTATATAACATCTCTTGGTATATTCTGTAAATTAGGATTACTTGATGATAGTCTACCCGTAACAGTGCCCCAATTCTTGAAGCCTGTGTGTAAGACAGGCAACTCTAAATAAGGTTCTATATAAGTAGAGTTAAATTTATTAAGTGTTCTATATTGTCTTATCAAGCCTGCGAGTGGGTGATTAACTTGTACCAGAACTGCTTCATTCCAAGCCTCTGCTCCCGTGCTAGTTTGAACAGGAGAGTGTATATTCATCTTATTAAATATCTCCCCTATCTGTGATGGACTACTAATATTAAACTTAAAGTCTATCTTATCAAAACCTAACTCACTTTTGGCTAAATCGTATATAAGTTGCTCTAACTTATTTAATCTTGTAAGGATTCTTTTATTAGCAGTTTGGGCATATTTATTATCTATAGCAACACCCCTGCTTTCCATATCATATAAAGCCTTACTTAACTTACATTGTAACTTTAATAAGTCAGTCATACCTGCTTGTTTTATCTTAGATAATCTATCGACATATAGTCTTTTAGTGCATTTAACATCCTCTATACAGTATGGACCTAATACATCAACAGGTGCTAACGAGTAGTTGTCTTTCCATCTCACCCCATCAGTGCGGTTTGACTTTAAAATTTTGTCTGTATCTAAATCATACTGACCAGCAACTTCTCCGTAGTCTTTTATAGTTACATCCAATAGACTTAATTTGTTTACTGTGGTAGCCTCTGTCATTCTAACCATGACCAACACATCAATCATCTGCATATTAGATATATCCATTCCCTGTTTTTCTAAAAACTTCGCATCAAATTTAATATTGTATCCAATAAGTATATGACATGTATCATTTAGAAACTGTATCAAATCATTTATGTCAGACATTTCTAAATTATCCCCTTCCTCGTGTCTTACAGGAAAGTAATAAATAGGTGCAACATCTAATATTTCATGGTTCGTTACAGGGGTAAGTCCTATACCACATAATTTAATATCAGGATTATAAACATCTAAACCATTAGTTTCTACGTCTATTATCCAAGTGTGTATACCACTATAGTTATTCTTAAGTGAACTAAGTGTATCTTTAAAATTATCTGTATTTACTATTAATGAGTCCATAATTATTAATCCTCCCTAAGATGAGTCAAACTTAGGGAGGAAATTGAGAGGAGGTTACTAAAAAGGCATCTCTACATCATCTGAATCATCAGACTTTGTAGATACTGCATCTTTAGGTGTTTCCGTAGATGTATTGTTGTTAGAAGATGGTACGAATTTTTTACCATATCTATTGGCAAAATATTCATCAAGAGGAGTCAATTCAGATGTCTCCTTAATTCTATCTTCTGGTATCTCAATACTCTTATCAGAAACAGTTGTAATGGTATAAGTAGTATCAGTACTCAAACCATTTCTTTTTATTCTAAGGACACCTTTATCTAGTCCTTGCCAATCATTGTATATGTCAACAAGTTCATTCCATAGGTATCTGCCTCTTCCGAAGCTTAGAGTAATAATTCTAAAATCATTTATAGGCTCTACGAACACCACTTTCCCTGACGGTAATGTGCGTTCTTCCCAATCTAAATCTCCTGCGAGTCCTAAGTTTGGTTTCTCAGGGTGTACTACCTCTGATACATATGCCCATAAAGCAAACTTTCTTGAAGGTACACTTCCTTCTGGAACTTCATCTGCAGGTCCTTCTTCAGTATGTAGAACAGACTGCCATCTTCCATCTTCTCTGAAAGTATGTAATCTAATCTCTGCTAGATAAGGGTCTTCAGGTGTTCCTGTTGCTATTGATTTTATGAAGGCTTGGTCACCATCTTGTTTCAAGAACAGTTCCCTGCCTAAGCTATTGTTTGATACAGAGTTTCTATTCTTTTGATAACTCTCATATCTGTTTTGTATGTCGGCTATTCCTGCCATCTTTTCTCCTTTACCAGATTCTCCGGTTTTCTATCGTTTTTTTTATTGTATCATAGTTTTTAACTTCTTGTACATCTTTATATCCTGTAGGAAGCTTTAGATAAGATATATTAACACGACCCCCTAGTCTTGTCAAGATATAATCTCTACCTTTTTTGCCTGCGTGGTCATTATCTAAACATAATATAATTTCTTTAGATGGTAATTGTAATATTAAGTCCTCTTGAACTTTAGACATTTGCATGCCTAGCAAAGCAACTGCTTGATATCCGAGTTGATTTAACCACATTGCATCCAATGCTCCTTCAGTTATACATATTGCATTAGATGTATCTACTAATGGTTGCCCAAATAGTATATGAGATTTCTTAAATCCTTTAGCATATACATACTTTGGTACCCCAAACTCTCTTCTAATTATCCACCCGACTAGTTTTGCATCTTTATCATGAGCAGGGATTACTAATCCATTACTAGGTGTTATACCACACCCCCATCTATTTAATGTAAACTTATCAAACCCTCTATCAAATACCCATTTAGGCACTACATATTGTTTATATGGGAATACTTTTTCTTCAAGTGCAGGTAATCCAAGAGGAGCAGGATTATCTATCTCAAACATTTTTACAGGGTCGTAACCTTCTGAGTTCTCAACCAAAAAGTCTAGTATTTTACGAGCACTCCATCCCATACGTTTCCTAATAAAACTTTTTAAACTACCTTGACCACAACCAGCAAAGCATATCCATACACCTTTTTCAGTGTTTATGGCTAATGATGGTTTATCATCCGTATGAAACGGACACTCTATATTAAACTGCTCTGCACCTAATGGTACGTCTACACCAATCTTGTGTAAGATTTCAGTCCAGTCTATCATATCTTGTTTTTGTTGGTCTAATTCTGTATATGATGTCATCTTTTACTTGTCTATACCCTTCTGGGAATGTAGTCCCGCATTTTATACATGAGGGGTCATCTTTTATTATCCCTAATATTTTAACTTTTGCTGTGCCGTCTGCTTTTAGTATAGGTACTCTCACTGTCAATCCAGTTTTAAGTTTACCATTAGCACTACATTTACCACACCTTAGTTCTAAAAAAGTTTGGTCTTTATATTTATGCATTAGCTTGCTCAATGTGTCCATTGTTTACCCTCCATATAAAATCAAAATCATTAAATGCTAAATCTCCATCTCTATATTTTTGAAATTGTATTTGTCTTTTATCTGCTATCGGCATATCTAAATCATCTTTCATCATTGACATAGATACTGCCACATCTGATGCTCTAATCAATGCATCACCAAATGCCACTTGACTAGGAGCAGGTGGCACATACATGTCAGCTGCATCTCTAGTGGCTTGAGTTGATGCCATTATCGCCGTGTTAGTAGATAGTGCTAAATTCTTTAGTCCATAAAACAATGAATGTGATTGCTCCCATGCAGCTTTATTACTATCTTGAGATATTAAGTATACACCATCTATAACTAATAGGTCAGGAGAGTATTTCCTAACTAAATTGTTTATACTAGGTAGAGATATACTATCTTCCCCACTAATATGGTCACATATCAATAAGTTCTTAGAATCAGTCTCAGTTAGAAACCTTTTATATTCACTCTCATCTATTTCATTACCGTTTCGTATCGCAGAATGTGATAGATTAAAACCTCTCATCTGACCTAATATAACATCCATCCTTAGATTTATAGAAGCTCTAGTCATTTCTGTAGATACTAATAATGTCTTAAATCCTTTTTCTACTGCTATTGCTGCTATCTTACAACATAACCAAGTCTTACCTACAGTAGGTCTAGCATAAGCAGTAATTAAATCTCCCGGTTGCCATCCCATACCTGTTGAATTTATAACATTAAATGGTGTAGGTATACCAATCATACCATCACCTAGTTCTCTTTTAGCGTTCTTCTCTTTCCACTGTTCAAACCTATCCAACTCACCTGAATCATATTGAACCACATCAGCATCATGTAATATCTCTACATCATGTAAGCCATCCATAATTAATGATAAAGCTTTCTTTGGGTCTTCTCTCAGTATAGGCTTTTGTTCAGAAAAGGCAGAGATAATATTCCTGTACATTACATGTTTCTTAAATTCACCTAATGCATATTGAAAGTTTATGTCTTTTGCATCCTTTGATAACTGAGGAAACTTTTCTAATAATACTTCACACTTAGGAAACTCTTTGTATTCATCTAAATGCTCTTGAATAAATTTGTATGCTTCTCCATGATTAGCAAAGTCTTTTACAGGATGCGTAAAAGCTTTGTAATTGTTTGACTCACATAATCCAAATATAAGTCCCGACTCTATGAAATTAAAATTTTCCAACTATTCTCCTTCTTTATACTTATTTCTTAAAGATTTCTTGACTTTATATATCGAAGTATCAGTCAAATTATCTTGTATACGTTCCATAGTATAATTTTTATACTTCATTGTCAAGAACTCTTTTTCACTTTTTTCTAAGCCTAAAGAATTTAAAAAATGGTCTAACCTAATTTCATCTATATGATTGTCTTCACTAGGTAATAAATCTTTTAATGTAAAATCATCGTTATCTGCGTGACCAGATGAGTTATTTCTATCCATGCTAACTGTCTGTACCTTTTTAGTGGACTTTGTATGTAAAGTTCTTAAGGTATTTACCATTGCAGTGTGTAAATAAGTGTGAAATGACGCATTTTTATTTGGATTATACTTTTTTGCCGCCCTAATTACTGTTAATCTAAGCTCTTGGACTAAATCTTCCTTCTCCCACCCCTCAATGTAAGCATTTTGCAACATTTTATAGATTTTAGGCTCCCATTTTTCAATTAACTCATCGTTTATTTGCATTGTATCGTCTATATTCGGCATAACACTTGTATGAACAATAAATATTCTTTAATTTATTCTTTATCCTTACTTTTACTATAGTTTTTCTTCTATAAAAAGGTATTTTGCACCAAGAACATGTCAATCTCATGAATCTTGAGTTAAAAGTACATTCTCCCTTGTGTATTCTACCTTTATCAGTGGTTATTTCACCACACTCTTTACAGTATACCACCTTTTGGGGTTTTGGAACCTTAGTTTGTAGGTCATTTTGTTTTAAAATGTTATGGACATAGACACGACTGACTCTTACTTTTCTACTAATTTCCGCTGAAGACATTAAAGGATACTTATTGCGTAACCTTACTATCTTGTTTTTGGCTTTCATTAGAAGTCATCTATTGATGCTTGCTCATGCTCATAGCCTTTTACTGCTAAAACTATCTCATTTTTCCACCGAGCTGCTAATTCATCCGTGGTTATGTCACTTGATTTAGCACCTATCCCTAAAATCTTTACTGCAGCTGCTTGCATTCTAGTCCATTGTGCATCTGTGAATGATACTGTTACGTCTGGCATTATTTATTCTCCTTTAGTTTTTCTATTTCTTCTTTTAGTTTTTTAATTTCCATTAATAATATTACTGATAATTTATCGTAAGAAACACTTTCTGGTATTTTATCATTATTATAATTTACTATTTCTGGTAATATTTCTGCTACTTCTTCAGCTATCAACCCGATATCTTTCTTACCTTCAGTGGCAGATTTTTCGTTCCATTCAAAGTCCACAGGTCTTAAGTCATATAATTTATTTGAGTCTAAAACCATATCAACTATGTTTCTTTTATATTTTCTAGATGATGATTTTTTATGTACTACATTTGAACCATCAACAACTAAATCAGTACCTGAAGTAGTGCTTAAAGTATCCAACACTAACCCACCATTAAAAAATCTACCTCTTAAAGCCCCTCCTGTACTAAAACCTAATTCGTCTGCAGCTTGTTGGAACATACCTGTATTTTCATCTCCGTTGAAGGTGTAAGCAGGAAAATTTGCTGCGGCAGATGTACTAGCGTATACTATTCCAGAATACAGTGCCCAAAAAGAGAAATTCGGATGACCTAAAACAGTTCCATCATTACCAAGGTCTACGTCATAAAGAGGGAAGAAAAACATAGTTTTATCGACTTCATTTGGACCTATAACAATATTATGAGCGAAATCTGTGTCAAATCCAGTACCACTTCCAGCTTGTTGTGTAGTAGATAGCCAATAAGTTGATGGCACTCCTCCAGACCCTCCGTCAAAAACTGTTTGGTAATAAGTTGTCAACCCTTTAGCAGTTATTGTAGCACCGTTTGAATGCGTAGCAGGAGTTGTACCCTGAACTCCACGCGAAACAGTCAACGTGTTAGAATTTATCGCTATCACTCTCATGTGTTCACTATCTATTACAATTACATTACCTAATCCAAATAATGCCCCATTAGAAACATCAATATCTTCTTCGCTATTATCTAAATCTTCTGCTAAAGTTGCTCCAGTAGCTCTATTCTTAGATGATGACCCCATAAGAAACACCGAATCAATAGTTAGGTCATTGGTATCTTCCAAAATAGCCAATCCACCCTTATATATTATTACTTTATCTTCATTAGGTCCACTAGCTAATCTTCCTGTAAGAGGGCTTATTTTTACATTTTGTACCCCATCTGCATCAAAGGCTGATATACCAGTAGCATTTATAATAAATCCATTTTGGTCTGTACCACTGCCATCATTAACTGTAGCACTTGTTTTTATAGTGCTTGCTAAAACTAACTCTGCCTCTAGTTTAGCTGCTGTAATTGCATTAGCTGCTATTTCACCTGCTGTAATTGTATTAGCTTTTATTTCACTTGCTGTTATAGATTTAGCAGAGATTGAAT